CCAAACATCGAACCCGCATGAAGTATGATGGCATGCAAGTGAGTTGTCTCATGCCATCCCAAATCCCGGCAGCGAACACGCCGGACGTGGAACGCACTGTCATTTTTCGTGATAACATCGCCAAATTGCCCCAGGATGCCCGGCAAATGGCAATGATGTTATTGAAATCCAATGGAGGGAAGAGTGCTCTAAAAGAGGCAAAAGCACAATTCAGAGCCACGGGATGGTCTGTTCGCAGAGTACAAAAGGCCTGCAATGAAATCCGTGCGCTATTAACCAACAACGGAAAGGAGGTGTGATATGGCCGACTTTAGTATCTACCTAACAACGACAATCACCCCTGTGATGCTCGGAGAAGACACTTCCACCATCACCATCCGGGAAATCTCGGAAGATGCTTTCAGAAGCATCATTGATAGCGAAAAAGAAATCATCATGGCGGTCGGACATGAAAACACTGCCCGGCTGCTGGAACGAAAGTACAACATCAAGAATGCCTTCAATCGCCTGGATCTGCAATTGAAAAACGGCGATTATGTCATCGCAGCAGTGCCGCAAATCAGGTTCGACAAGACACGAGAATTTTCCCTTGAAGAGGTGACAAAAGCACGCTTTCGCTTCTTTGAAGGCATCGTAGGCACTGATCCTCTTCACGGCGTGTTCGGCATTCAAAAATAACCAACTAAAAGGAGGCAAACCATGGGCCATGAAATCCTAGAATTCGATGATATGTTCAGTGTAGGTTCCACTCCCTGGCACGGCTTGGGAAACATTCTGGAAAACGCCCCAAGCATTGACGAGGCGCTTATTGCCGCCAATCTCAACTGGAAGGTGGCGCTGTTGCCTATATTCGCACAGCCCAACGACGCCTCGACCCCTCGCCCTGTCCACGGACACCGGGCAATCCAACGCGAAGACACCGGGGAAATCTTTACCGTTGTTAGCAACAAGTACCAACTACTACAAAATGATGAGGCGTTCGAAATTTTCCGCCCATTAGTAGAAGACGGTTCAATCACACTGGAAACTGCGGGAAGTCTGAAAAACGGGCGGAAGGTTTGGATACTGGCAAAGATTACTGACACCAAAGACGCTGAAATACGCGATGGAGATGTCGTGAAGCCTTACGTCATGTTATCCAATTCACATGACGGTACCCAAGCGGTCCGCTTCGGATTCACATCAATTCGCGTAGTCTGTAACAACACCCTGTCATGGGCTGTTAAGGACGACGGCAGTAAATTGATTCGAGTGTATCACCGGGGCAACGTCCGCGACTCTTTGGATCTGCTACGGCAATCACTGGACACTGCGAAGGCTGAATTTTCCCTTCAAGCAGACAAATACCGCCGTTTGGCCAACTCCAACGTAAACCAGGACGACCTCATCAAATATATCCGTGCCGTACTTCAAACAGAAGACGTGACACGTCGAGAAACCGCCATCATGAACGTGCTATTCAATGGCAGAGGCCTTGGCACTCGCCCACAGGACCGCATCAGTTGGTGGGACGCGCATAACGCCATCAACGAGTGGATGCTGTACTATCGAGGACGATCTGTCGATTCCCGCCTTGCCTCGGCATGGTTTGGAGATGGCTACCTACTGGATCAGGCCGCCTTCCAACTCGCGGATGACTTCGTAGCCAAGGCCGCGTAATCAAAGAACAATAAAAGGAGACCACATGAAAGCAAGAACAGTAGATCCCATCGAGATCTTCGAAGATTCAAATTTGAACCTGTCCGCAGAGCACTATATCAAAGCGGACAAAGAACCAACAAAACAAATACTGTATGAGGCAATTCAAGAACGGTGCTTGGATTGCCTAAGAACAGACGACGTGAACGAGGTGGTTGCCTGCCAAGTGACCACCTGCCCACTCTACCCCTATCGGTGCAAAAATAGCCAAAATTCTGGCCAGAATTTCACCGAATAGGGCACTCACCTGAGAGGGGAGCCAAAATCCCCTCTCAGGCACACCGCAAAAATCGAAATTTTTCGCGTTTCACCAAAGCTACAGTCAATGCCGCCGATTTTCTCGGTCGGGTCCATAGGGAGGTAGCCACAAAAAATTTTAATCGAAAAACTCCACGCTTTACAGCAACAAAACGCAAACTGTAACCTTTTTACACAGGTGATGCAAAATGCAACAATTTGACGATCCAAAACTTGTGACGCCCCTCAAGGCAATGCGGCTGAAATGTTTGGAATGCTGTGCAGGCAGTTCGAACGAGGTCAAGGCATGCCACATGAAAGATTGCCCGTTGTGGCTGTATCGCTTTGGCAAACGTCCATTCCGCACCAAACGAAAGCTGACTGAAGAGCAAAAACAAGAACTCCGAAAAAGAGCAAAAAAAGCCCACATGGCGTATATGGCAAAAAGGGCCGCAAACAAATGAAAAACATTCCGATAGACCTCGCGGCGCTATATCAGGATCGACGGGTCCCCGTAGCGCCGCGAGGCAATAAACATTACCGGGAAGGATGGATCAACACCCATTGCCCATTTTGCACTGGGTCCCGGAATTTCCACTTGGGGTATAATCTGACCAATGATTATTTCTATTGCTGGCGCTGTGGATGGAAACCGCAAATAACGGCCCTGGCGGAAGTGCTGAATATCTCCGAGCACAAGGTGCGGGCACTGCTCAGCACGTACAAGGCGCATAGGTCTGTCCCAGAACACACAGACGCCGCGATCTCGGGCAGACCTATACGTACCTGTCTGCCGAAAAAAGCAGGGCCGTTATCGCGCTCTCATGAAGCCTACCTACGCTCCAGAGGGTTCAACCCGAATGAATTGGTGGAAATGTGGGGGCTGAAAGGAACAGATCACACCGCCGAGCCAAGATGGCGATGGCGGATCATCATCCCGATCTATTTTGAGCGGAATCTGGTCAGCTACACCACCAGATCCATTGGCAACAGACCGGACAAGTACCGCGCTTGCCCAAAAAACCAGGAGCAGATCCACCACAAAAATCTTTTGTATGGATGGGACGGCCCAATTGGCGGCACTCATATCGTTGGACCTACCGCCATCGTCGTGGAAGGCCCGGCAGACGTCTGGCGAATCGGACCGGGGGCATTGGCGATATTCGGTGATCAGGTATCGTCAGCCCAAATTGCACTACTGAAAAAATTTCGTCGCCTGTTCATCATGCTTGATGGTGATGAGGCTGGAAAAGCTGCCGGGGAAAAACTAGCGTGGAGAATGAGTGGCCTCGGAGTGGATACAGAACAAGTCATCCTGCCCAATGGAAAAGATCCCGGCGAATTGAGCAAGCACGAGGTCATGGAAATTCGCAACGAGCTATTATTGGGAAATTGGTAATCGTTGGAGACATAGCAAAAATGGCCGACTGTAAATCGTTGGATTCACTGAAAATTTCCAAGCTCTTATAACGCGCGTGCGCGTGCGCGCGCGTTAAAATAAATAATAATAAATAAAATACATAACTTATGGAATAAATGAATATATACGTAGTATATATGAATGCATGGAATAAGTTATGCGTCAGTTTAAGTGAAAATTAAGGCATAAAACGCAATAAAAACAGTGAGTTACACGACGAAATACAACGCAAGCTAACAAATTGCCAAACAAAACAATGACTTACAATGTTTTTATGCACCAAGGAGGTTGTTTTGAAAAAACAAACAAACACTCCATTAAAAACATCAATTTATCGCCATGCCAAACCTCTAGAATCTTGTACAAAAACTAGAAAAAAACAAATAAACACTCCAAACCCTTGGGTTGAGTATTGGAATCTCCAAAAAAACCTAAGAAAACACAAAGATCCAAAGGCCAAAGTTTATATTCGAAGTGGTTCCGCGGCTGAGGAATTACTAAGGGGCTTTAGTAGGAAAAAGAAGTGGGATTCCAAATGGATAGCTAAACACAACATTCCAGAAAAGGTGTTATATGAACCGTGGGCACCGGTAGTTATCAAACGCGCAATCCGTATGATCAATGTTATGGTGGAGCCTGGGATGTGGCCCGGTCCCAATTCCTGGCTTGCTAGAATCAGCATGGAGGATGCCATCTATAACCGCAGGACGGCCAGTAGTATGTTGGTTCTTGCCCGCTGCATGCCCAAGCCAAAAAGTTTTTTTGAAAAAACAACGGAAGAGCACTGGGAAAATGCCAGTCCACAAGCACAGACGGTAGCTGCCCCATTGCGGGAAATGGGCATTGGCATCAGTGCCACTGTCGCGGAAAGCATCGCCAAGCAGTATAATATGCTTTGTGAAAGTAATCCATTGCTGGTACATATATCGGGTGGATTGGAGGGCTTTGGTAGGATGATGGCTCGTTGGTTGCTGGAACAAGGCATACGGAGCCCCAATTATAATATTTGTCCACCAAGCGGTCGTTTATGGCGCAGATTTTCGGCCACTTTTGGAGGTCCTCAATAATCATGGATTACGAAATAAGGAAATTTGACGCGAGTCTAGAGCGCCGGATCGTCATTGGGATGATTGTCAGTGCCGAGTTCCTGGCTGAAGCAGCTCCAATGTTTCGGCCAGATTTGTTTCGTGTTCCGGCTCTTCGCACCTTGGCCAAGTGGTGCGTGAGATATTGGAGCGAGTATGGCAAGCCCCCCGCTGTTCACATACAGGACATTTATGAAAGCAAGCGTCGTGCTCAGGAAGTCGCCGATGAACAGGCTCCGGAAATTGAAACACTGCTTGCCGGATTGTCCAATGAGTATATTGCCAACCCAAATCTGAACCATCGTTATCTGCTTCAACAGATGGAAAGGCTCATGCGCAGCCGGTCGTTGCTGGCGCTGGGCGAAGATTTGGTGACATTGGCCAGCACAGAAAACGTGGAAGACGCAGAGTTGGTGCTGGCTGGGTACAAGCCAGTGGTACGGGAAGGGATCAGTTGGTCTGATCCCTTTCGTTTGTCGGAAGAACAGCAGGAAGCCATTTTTACCGATGGTGATGTGTTGTTCCGGTTTCCCGGAGCAGTGGGAAATCTGATTGGGCCGATAGAACGCGATAGCTTCATTGGCATACAAGCTCCGGAAAAGAGAGGCAAATGCCTCCCTGGATCAGAGCGGGTTTTAATGTCCAATGGAGAGTATTTGCCAATCAAGGATGTCATTGATGCAAAGCGGACCGACATTGTGTCCTATGATGAAGATGCCGGGAAGTTTATATCAACAAGCATTGCTGCACATTGGTGCAACGGGGTAAAGCCCGTGTACCGAGTGCGCACAAGAACCGGACGGGTGGTAAAGGTGACACAAAACCACCCGTTCTTGACAACGGATGGTTGGCAAGATCTTACAAAGATCAAAGTTGGTGACTACATTGCGGCCCCCAAAAAATTGGATTTTTTTGGGTTGTTGCATCCTAAGGAGCCTATTGTGCGGCTATTAGCATATTTTGTAGCCGAGGGTTGTTTGTCCTCGGGCAGCCCGAAATTCACAACGGCGGATATCGATATCAAAGCTGACTTCGAATACTGTGTGAAGGAAATGGGTTGTCGGGTTGTTTGGAACGGGATTGACGGGGAGGTATATAATTCTTATGAAAATTTTGGGAAACACAACAGAAATTGGGTGCGGGAGCTATTGGATGCCAACCAGTTAATGGGGAAGCTATCCTATGATAAGCACATCCCAAATATTATTTTCAGAAGTGATAAGGAAACCGTCGCCTTGTTTTTACGGGTGCTTTTTACTTGTGATGGTTGGATCTCTGGAACTGGGATGGATATTGGATTCACTGTGGCGAACGAGTGTCTGGCCCGTCAGGTACAGCACCTCTTGACACGGTTCGGAATTGTTTCAAAGCTCCAGTACAGAACAAATGATTGCGCCGGGGCTTGGCAATTGACGATTCGTGACCACGAAAACATGCAACTTTTCGTAGATGAGATAGGGTTTTTATTTTCCAAGCAAGAGAAGGCGGCTGTGGTTTTGCAAAATAAGAACAAGGCAAGCAAGTCTTTTCTTGATAAGGTGCCGTGTCGTATAGCGAAAGAGTTTTTGAACGCACTAAGGACAGAATGCAGAGAAAAAGAAATTGGTTTGTACAAAGTCTGCGGGAGTAAAAAAATTCAGGCATTGAGTCATCAAATCAACAAGGGGCGTCCAATTATGCGGCAATCCTTGGAGACGATGAAATGGTCTGATGCATACGCAAGGCATATCAATAAACAGATTTTGTGGGATGAGATTGTTGAAATTTCTTACGTTGGAGAAGAAGAAACTTACGATTTGACTGTAGAAAAATATCATAATTTTGTGGCTGAAAACATCCTTGTTCATAATACCTGGTGGTTGTGGGAATTCGCCTTGCGGGCCGTGCTGAATCGCTGTAACGTGGCTTTCTTTTCCGTCGGCGATATGTCCGCACCGCAAAATTGGCGACGGGTATATGGATGGGTGCTTCGCAGCAGTAAAAAACGCTCAGGACGCAATACATTGGTGCCTGTATTGGATTGTCGGTTGAACCAAACGGGCGAATGCCGGGACTGTCCAGATCAAGACGTGGTCATGTTGAATGACGGAAAATTGCTGGAACTGGATGAAGTTCCGGATCATGAGCCCTGTACAAGGTGTTTGAAGGAAGATCCTCGGCGCTTCGTCGGATCACGGTGGTATAAACGGGAACGGGTGCCCGATTTCAATCTTGCCCGCGCTCAAGCCTACCTTCAACAGCTATCCCGCCGCACCGGCGGAAAGACCATCCGCCTCATGTGCTATCCGAGTAACCAAGCCAACGTTCGCACCATTCGCACTATGCTTGATCTATGGGAAAAGCGGGATGGATGGGTTGCGGACGTAGTGGTGATTGATTACGCAGATATTTTGGCTTCTGAAGATTTGCGGGAAGCTGAAACCCGACATCGGATCAACGCTACGTGGGCAGCGTTGCGAGGATTGTCCACTGAACGTTCAATTGCTGTTATCACTGCTACCCAAGCCGCCAAAACTAGTTATCAAAAAAGCAACCAGGATATGAGCGATGTCAGCGAAGACAAACGTAAATTGGGCCATGTGACTAGTATGTTGGCATTGAACCAAACTATTGAGGAGAAACGAGCTGGATTGATGCGGGTAAGTCAATTGGTAGTGCGTGAGGACGATTTTGACAATCACACCAACGTGGTTTGTCTTCAATGCTTACCGATGTCTAGGCCACTTTTGAACAGCTATTGGCTAAAGTGAGGAATGCAATGAAAAAAAGAATTCCACGGACCACTAGGGAATGGCGTGGAATGCGGGTTTTTCTTTATTGTCAACGGTGTGGAAAAAAGCTGCCCCGCAAGCCAACAACAGTAAATTTTCAAGTACTCACTCGTCTATGTCGAGATTGCTATACAATAAATACGGGCATAGATGCTATTGAATATCGGGTGTCAGGGTTCAGAAGCACCGGTCCGGTATAAATTTTTTGTAACAAAAATAACTATTGCTTTGTATAATATATTTGAGCACGATAAATTTCGCTATAAATTTTGTTGTTGATTTAACCAAAACAAGGAGGATAAAGATGGCAAAAGAAAAAGCGTGGACCAAGACAGCCGCCAAGACAGCCGCCAAGACAGCCGCCAAGACAGCCGCCAAGACAGCCAAGAAACATTCGGGTCGTCCCAAAAAAGCACCGAAGGCAGCCAAGACGAAAACGACTCGCAAAAAGGTCGGGGCGATCCCCGAAGCCGCAAAAATGAAAAAGCAACGGGTGGTCAAAGAGGAAATTTCTGCTGAGGTCCCCGCCGAAGTTCTCAATGAATCAGTGGACAGTCTGAATGGGGTTTCTTTCGGCGATCTGCTTCTTGTGGCTGACGACCTGAATGCTTGTTTGGTGCCCGACCCGCCCATCCTGGCGAACGATGATTCACCAGCAAAAGAATTGGCCAATGAGATCGCAGATGTTGCCGTATTGATCACTTCAACGGACATCATTGCCGCCAAAGCATTTACAAAGGGGACGCCCATTCAAGAACGCTTTGATGCGGAAGGAGGCGGTCCGTATCTGTCTCTTGAAACACTGGAAATTTTGGAGCAGTTGGGGATTGCGTTGCCGGAAGTTCAGGTGGGTGTGCGAGCTGCTGAGGTGGCTCGGCGAAATCTGCACAAAGACACCGAAAAGCTGCGAGAAAAGGTCAAAAAAGATATTCAAGCCACGAAAGCCACGAAGACCAACGATGTATCGAAAGAAGCCGAGGCCGATGATGAGTCCGAGGAAGAAGCAAGGGCCATGGGTCGTGGCAGAAGAAAAGGCAAGCGGTACACCAGAAATGACGCCGTTGCGGACGCGATCCTGATGGGTCCTTGCACTAAGAAGGAGTTGGCCGTTCGCGCCAACCAATTGTATGTTGATCACGGCGGTACGGATAATCTTGTCCACGCAAAGTGGTATGTCGCAACTGTCTCTGCCGTGCTCAAGCGCCTCTATGGCAAGGATATCTATACTGCCAAAAAGTAGGTTTTTATTTTGTTGCGGTAGGAAATGGATGGCGGCGGAATGTTTTTCGCCGCCATTTTCTTAGCGGAGGCGATATGGTAAAAGGATTTTTTGCGGCAGAAGTGCCGACTAAAAAAAGAACCACGACGAAAAAAACAACGTGCCCTTGTGGCCTTCAGGAAACATGCAAGGGGCCGATGATGGCCGTTGGAGGACTTGGCAAGCGCAAAATCTTAGTATTAGCAGAAGCATCGGGGGCTGAGGAAGACACCGCCTATGCCGAAGAATTGATTATTGCGGAGGAAGAAGGCAGAGAGCCGATTGGTCGGCAGCTTATCGGCAATGCAGGAAGGCGTATTGCCAAAGAGTTGTTACGGTACGATATTGACTTATATGAGGATTGTTGGTTAATAAATGCCGTCAGTTGCCGTCCGCCGAAAAACAGAACGCCAACTGGGCAAGAAATTGCCGCTTGCCGTCCACGAGTTCTGAGGGCCATCGAAGAGCTTAAACCCCGGTTCATCCTGGTATTGGGCGCTGTGGGGATAGAATCGCTGTTGGGACATCGTTGGCATGATGGCGAAGGTGGCTTGGGCGGCATTGGCCGTTGGCGTGGTTGGCAAATACCAGATCAAGAATTGGGGGCATGGGTATGCCCAACCTTCCATCCCAGTTACGTACTGCGGTGCGAACGGGGCAACGACCCACAAGTGTCCTTATACTTCGGCCTGGATATTGAACGATTTGCTGATTTGATTGATGCACGCCGACCGTGGCCCGAATGCCCCAAAGCTGAAAACGTGGAAATCCTCACAGAGCGGCAAGCTGCCCGGCTACTTTCGTTCGATATCTACAAGCACCACAAGCCGATAGTGTTTGATTACGAAACCACGGGGCTGAAGCCCAATGCGCCGGGGCACCAAATCGTCTGCGTAGGTATGGGTGGCTGGGAAGAGGGGCATTCAGTGGTCTTTCAGATGTCGCCGCGGTTGGAACCGTTGCTGGCTGAGTTTTTAGCATCAGATCAGGGCAAGATAGCCCACAACATCGCGTTCGAAGAACGGTGGAGCCGTGTGTGTTTGGGAACGTCGGTGAACGGTTGGCGTTGGGATACGATGCTGGCCGCGCATTGTCTGGACAATCGGGGCAATATCTCTGGCTTAAAATTCCAAACCTACATCCAATTGGGCGTGGTTGATTATAGCAGCGATATTTCGCCGTTCTTAAAGGCTGACTCATCGTTGGGCATGAACCGAGTGCTGGAAGCGCCTAGGGAAAAACTGCTGCGTTACTGTGGCATGGATGTTATATGCACAGCGCAGATTGCCGATATCCAGGGCCAATGTTTCGACGCAGGAAAAGCACCGTGGGAAGGCATTCAGCTTTTGTTGGAGGGGGCGCAAACACTGGCCGACGATGAAGAAAATGGCGTAGTGGTGGACCGCGCCTATATCCGCCAACAGAAAGAGCATTTCAAGCGCCGCATAGCTGCTGTCCTTAAACGTATAAAAGACAGCCCGGAGGGAAATCTTTGGCAAAGGGTTTTTGGCGCAAAAACAAATTGGAATAGCAATCCGCAATTGGCCGCAATTTTGTTCGAACACCTTAAATACAGATGCCTGCGCACGACGCCAAAAGGCAAGCCTAGTGTGAGCGAAGAAGCGCTGAACGAGTTGGTGGATAAAGCGCCGTTAGTAAGCGATATCCTGGAAATGCGGAAGCTGGAAAAGCTGTCCGGAACCTATTTGACCGGGTGGGAGCGGGAAGTGGGGCCGGATGGCGTCATGCGCCCATTTTATCATTTGAATGTCGCCCGCACTTTTCGCTCCAGTTCGAGCAATCCCAATATGCAAAATGTGCCTATACGGGACAAGATGGCGCAGCGGGCATGTCGCCGGGCGGTTTACCCAAGGGCTGGGCATCACTTGGTGGAGGTGGATTATAGCGGGGCGGAAGTGCGCGTCAGTGCGTGCGTGCACAAAGACCCCAACATGATTACCTATATCACAGATAAGTCAACCGACATGCACCGGGATACAGCGCTGGACTGTTACAAGCTAGAACTAGATGAAATCAATAAGCCCATACGACGAACGGTCAAGGGCGGCTACGTTTTCGCTTCATTTTACGGCAGCTATTGGGCCAATACCGGTCCAGATTTGTGGAAGGCATCAGCAGAACTCAAAACCGCACAAGGCGTACCGCTTCGCAAGCACTTGGCCAAGCATGGGTTGGGGACTGCTGAAAAATTTGTAAGGCACATACGCGAAGTTGATGAAATCTTTTGGGGTGTGCGTTTTCGTGGATACGCCAAATGGAAAATGAATTTTTGGCGAAAGTATCTGCGCACTGGTTACTTTGACACCTTGACGGGATTTCGGTGCCAAGGGCCGATGCGCAAAAACGAAGTGGTGAATTACCCAATTCAAGGACCTGCTTTCCATTGTTTGCTCAAAGCCAAGAAGTTGACCCATGAAGAGATCAAAGAAAGCGATAGTGGCATTTTGCCTTGCGGGCAAATTCACGATTCGGGGCTATTTTCAGTGCCGCCGGATGAGTTGGAGGAATTCGCCAAAATGGTCCATTATCTGTGGTGTGAGAAATTGCGGGAGTTGTGGCCTTGGATCATCGTGCCATTGGAAGTCGAGATTGACGTGACACCGGTTGACGGTAATTGGTATCAAAAGAAAGAATACAAAATAATTCCATAAAACTGCAATCAAAACCATTGCCATCTGTATAATATATGTACGACAGAATGAAATGAAGCTCTTTTAAAAATTCACTGGTGGCGTAGGAGGCGGATACTTCAATTGGAACTATAGGTCATGGGTTCGAATCCCATCTTCTTGGGACTTCTCCCAAGAAGTAGCTCAGTTGGCAGAGCCATAGTAAAAAGTCCGTTTCCGACAATTCCCCAGTGATTCGATTTTGCGGATGGCGAAGGTTGCGGTTACATCATACCGCTAATATGAAAAGTCCCGCAGCCGCTTTTTCCTCCGCAAAAAATAAGCCGTTGGCGAACGATACGGATACTTCTAGGAGAGAAACTACGCCGTGTCGGCCTGTTCCACGGCTTTTTACAATCCTTAACCAAAGGAGAAAAACGATGGCAAAGCTCAATGTTCCTCGTGCCCCTATTCGTACCCATGAAGGCGGTATCGCCAAACACATCAATGCAGAACAGCAACTTCGCCGGTCAGTAATGGCGTGCATGCTTTGGGAAAAGTCCTTTTATGAGGACGGCATGGATGTCGCAGAGCGCATTCAGGAATTGGTTCCCAAGGTCGCCCCCGATAAAGTGGCGGCAATGGCTATCGAGGCGCGAGAAAAAATGAAGCTGCGCCATGTGCCGTTGTTGCTTGTCCGGGAAATGGCCCGCCACAAAAGCCACAGACATTTGGTTGGTGAAACCCTTTTTCGCGTCATTCAACGGGCTGACGAACCGGCGGAATTTCTTTCCATTTATTGGAAGGATGGCCGCCAGCCGCTTTCCGCCCAGGTAAAAAAGGGATTGGCGCGGGCATTTCAGAAATTCAACGCATATCAGTTGGCGAAATACAATCGGGACGGCGCAGTGAAATTGCGCGATGCGCTATTTTTGTGCCACGCCAAGCCGAAGGATGCGGAACAGGAGGTTGTCTGGAAGAAATTGGTGGATGGCACTCTTGAATCGCCGGATACGTGGGAAGTTTCCTTGTCATCCGGTGCCAACAAGAAGGCGGCGTGGACCCGACTGTTGTCTGAAAATAGGCTGGGTGCCTTGGCGTTGCTCCGCAACCTTCGCAATATGGATAAGGCCGGTGTTGACAAGCAACTTGTGCGCTCGGCTCTAATGAACATGAAAGTGGGCCGGGTTTTGCCTTTTCGGTTTATTTCTGCGGCACGGCACGCCCCTCAACTTGAGCCGGAACTGGAAGCAGCAATGCTCATGTGTTTGTCAACACATGAGCCCATTCCTGGTCACACTGTTTTGTTGCTGGATGTTTCAGGGTCAATGGAGGATAAGGTTTCCACAGGGTCCGAGATTTCGCGGCTTGATGCTGGCTGCGGTGTTGCCATGCTTTTGCGGGAAGTTTGTGAAGATGTTACTGTTTTGACCTTTTCAGAAAAATTGGTGGCAGTTCCCGCACGTCGTGGGTTTGCTTTGCGGGATGCTATCGTTAACAGCCAAGAGCATAGAGGAACGCCGTTGTGGACAGCGGTCAAAGCAGTTTACGCAAAGCGGGGGGCATCACTTGATTGTTCATTCGGTTGGCGAACCTCCTATTATGAGGGGCAGGGCCTTCGTCCTGATCGTTTGATTGTGATTACTGATGAACAAAGTTGTAATTCGGTTCTGGACCCGGTTGGTCGTGGCTATATGATCAATGTAGCTACATACAAGAACGGTGTTGGTTATGGACCCTGGGTTCATATCGATGGATGGAGTGAGGCTGTGGTGGATTACATCCGAGAGTATGAGAAGGGGGGTGAATAGATGAATTTGTCAAAAGATCCGCGTTTTGAGGTGGACCGCAGAGCGCTGGATGAACAGTGGGAACAGCAGCCGAGCGTATTTTTGGAATACGCGGAACGGCTGGCAGAAGCAAACGCCGACGTTGACCAGCTCAAGGACAAGTTGGATTCCTTGAAAGCCCGGCTGGATGGCGAGGTGCGCGCGAGACTTTCCGCATCTGTTGCGAAAGTCACGGAGGCGATGGTTACCGCAGCCATCACCAACGATGATCGAGTAGTGGCCCTTTCAGAAGACTTGCGAGAAGCCCGGAAAGAGGCTGCTATCCTAAAGGCCGAAGTTCAGGCATTGGACCAACGACGCAGCGCCCTGGAAAACTTGGTGCGGCTACACGGACAAGAATATTTCGCCGTGCCTACCACCACGCCGGAAGACCGTGCCGAATACAACAAGAACCGTGCGAACAGTAGGGTTCGAAAAGCAATGACACGGAGGCGTAAATGAAAAAAGAAAACCTGCGGCTTACTGTAAAACGCACTTGTTTCAATGCAGAAACTGAGGATGCCGGTACGATAGAGGTGGAACCAATGGATGAGCGGGCTGGCATCGCCTCGGTAGGCTTTGGCATGGCCCGCACTATCAATCTTGGCAACTACCAATCAGCGCGGGTCGAGGTGCGCATCGACTGCCCATGCTACAAGGTAGAAATTAGCGACGTATTCGACGATGTGCGTGATTTGGTGAAGTATTACATAGACGAGGAAATCGAAGAAATCAAACAAAATCAGGAGGATTAAAAATGGCCATTCCAACTCGTAAAACAAAGGCTCGTGCTTCATCCCGAGTGCCCCGAATGAATCGTGCTCGTGTACGCGAACGCGCGGTCGAAAACAGCCGCTCCAGCCGCGGCAGTACCACGCATAACGTTGGTCTGGATTTCTTTAAACCGGTGAAGGGCTCACAGATGATCCGCATCCTGCCCTACGTCGTCACCGACAAGAACCACCCCGACCGGGTGCCCGCCGGAGAACTTTGGTACCGCCGTCCGATGAAGGTTCATTTCGGCGTGGGACCGGAAGAAAAGGCCCGCATCTGTCCCACTACGGTCGGCAAGCGCTGCCCCATCTGTGAGTACGCCCTAGAACGGCGGCGCAGCGGAGACGCTTCCGACGACGAACTGAAGCAGCTAAAAGCCAAGGACCGGGACCTGTTCTTGGTATGCGATCCGGCCAACCCCGATGAGGTCATGAGCTGGGAGATCAGCTTTCACAATTTCACCAAGATGCTCAACCGGGAAATCAATGAAAATCCTGATGAACTGGCGGGGTTTGCGGATTTGGTGGATGGCTTTGATTTGAAGGTCCGCTTCGCAGAAGCCAGCATGGGTACCACCATCTTCCTGGAGGCGGATCGGATCGACTTTGTTCCCCGGCGCAAACCTGCCGATCCCGGCATTCTCGATGACCTGCCAGCATTGGACGATTGCCTCATGATCATGGGATACAAAGAGCTGGAAGCTGAATTTCTAGGAATTCCGCTGGAAGAAGACGGTGAAGAGGAAGAGCCGGTTCAGCCGACCCGTTCGAAAAGGCGGCGTTCGTTGTTTAAACCAGAGGAAGAGCCGGAAGAGGAAGAGCCGGAAGAGGAAGAGCCGGAAGAGGAAGAGCCGGAAGAGGAAGAGCCGACGCCTCCCACCAAGACCGCCAAACCAGCCAAAAAAATCGCAACACGAAAACGCCCACGCAAACCCACTATCGCGTGCCCGGCCGGGGGTGTTTGGGGCGAAGATTGTAACGCCTTAGACGAGTGCGATACTTGCGATGTATGGGAGGCTTGCCAAGAAGAATTCAACCGTCTTCGGGCAGCAGCTCGAACAGCCAAAAAGAAGCGGTAAACCACGATGGCCTCCCGATAACTTTCGGGGGGCCATATAACCGGGAGGAACAAGATGTTGATCAATTTGAAAGATGCATTGGATATTCTCAACAAAAACGAAGTACCAATCAAATACCATACTCTCTACGCCTGGGCAATCAATGGTGTGACCATCGGCGGCAAGCCACTCAATTTCGCTACACAAATTGGCAGTCGTTGGATGGTGGATGAGGGGGCAATGAATGAAATCATTGATGGAGTGAAAAACCATGAGCGCGTCCGTGTCCAGAAAAAGAAAACTTCCCCCAGCGAAAAATCCAAGCCTGTTGCAACAAAACGAACAAAGTCGGGAAAGAAATCTGCGAAGTGAAACGCCTAGTGGAACGCTTCTGCTACCAACTGGTTGTAGTCTGCTGAATCTTGCCCTGAGCGGTTCAGTGATGGGCGGCTATGGGGCAGGGCGTATCGTCAACATGATCGGAGACAGCAGCGCCGGTAAGTCCATGCTCGCCCTGACAGGTATGGCGGAAATGGCGAACGATGATCGGTTTGATGATTACATTTTGCTGTACGATGGAGTGGAGCCGCCGGATTTTGATATCCGACGGCTGTTTGGTGTTAAACTAAAAGAACGACTGGAAGCGGGGCATCAATACGTTGCGGAAGTGTGCGACCTGGATGAATACTGCCCCCCCGAAACAATCCAGCAGTACTACGGGCGAATGCTCCAACTGTTGGAAGGCGACCAGCCCGTGTTCGCAGTGTTGGACAGCTTCGACGCCATCACGACTACCGAAGAACTGGCCAGAGCCAACGACATGACCAAGGGCAAGGAAACGGGCAGTTATAAAATGGAAAAAGCTCGGTGGGCCAGTGAGATTTTGCGAGTGTTGAGCCGGAAGATCGAAGACACCGGCAGCGCCATTGTCGTCGTGAGCCAAACCCGCGACAATATTGAGCCCATCGGATTTCA